CTCGTTGAAGATATTCCACTTTGGCACTTGCGAGTTGATGAAATGTGGTCACAGAGATATTATAACTGAATGAATCCCACAGCACCAATTCTCCCAGAGGTTGTTCTTTCACACCTTCTGATTGACAGAAAGCTGAAATTGGCGCACGCCAAAAAACTCCTCCATCCTCCATCATAAAATGAAACAGGGGCACCTGTTTGGGCACACTCTGCACTCCAAACACCACACACCAAAAATATCGGTCGTGTGAGTCTTGCTGATCTCTGAGATAGTTGCCTCGCACATAACACTCTATCAGAGGTATGTTTGCGTTAAGATACATCGATTAATCTGGTTGTGCTCTGGTGATCACTCCCAACGGTCTGGGTCTGCCGTTGTTTAAATTCAATAGATCCTGTTTGGCTGCCAACAGTTGTGATTCACTCACACCCTCTGCCACAATCTCAGCATCTGTGTTGCCTTCCATAATGCTGTCTTGAATCTCTTTTTTAATTTCTTCACTCACAGGTTCTACAGGTTTTGCATCATCCACTTCCAACCAATCCAATATGGCGTCGTCAATGGCTTGTTTAACTCTGGGGTCTTGTGGGTTGGTGTCTGAGGCAGTCTTCAGTTGTCTAATTTGTGACTCTGTGTCTCTCACATTGAATTCGCCTGGATAATCAATCTCCACATCCATAGGCACATTCATAAATCGGCACCACAGTTTCCACATTTGTTCTTCTGCCAATTCCAAATTGTCTGCTTTTTCGCTCAGTCTGGCACTCAATAAACTGAACTCCACTTCCATTGCTACCCCTGAAAGTGTTCTAGACTCAGTGGCTCTGACTGCTCCTGTGTTGGCAATCTTGTCAATCACTGTGGTGGTATGCTGAATGCTTTTGTAGATCATATCCACATTGGCACCTGTGTTCTGCAATATGTATGGTTTCAATCCTGGATCCAAATTTTCTGGCATCAGTATCAGCGATCCAGCACCTGTGCCCACGCGGGTTTCTGGTGTGGCTACGAGACTAGGATGTGAATCCATTCTCAAACTCTCCACTGCTTCTGATGTGGCATTGTAGATAAATTTTTGTAGATCAGCTATGTCACTCAGGTCGCTCACTCCCAATCCTCTGGTAATACTGCGTTGATTATAAGCAACCACCACTGGTATTTCTCCCAAACCATTGGGTTCTGTTATTTCGCTGATGATTTCTTTTTTCTCATCATCCACTATGGTGGTTTTGATAGTGTCGCGAGTGAATTCTTTCACTGTGAGAATGTTTTCATTGATGTCTTCGATATACTTGAAAAACTCCAATTCATATCTGCCTGTGGCTTGACGATTGTAATACCAATCCAACACCACCAATGGTGTCAATAGACTCACATAGGGTCTAGCACCCATTTGCTGTTCTTCAGCACGAGTGACTGCTCCCACATTGGGTTTGCTCAGCATGATATAGCAGTGACCAAACACTGAACTCCAAGTGGCCACATCCTTCATAAAGGCATTGAGACTGCGACCATCTAGGTCTGCATCATTCAAAAACTCTTCCACTTCTGGCATACCTTCTATGCTGTTGAATTCTCTTTCTGGTTCCACTCTGAATAAGAAACTTTTGAAAACACTCACGATGCTTTGGCAATGATTTTCCAATGGAGTATTGGCCAGTCTCTGACTGTATTCTTGATTGGTTTCCAATTGATATTTGGTAAGGTAAGCACCTTTTTGATAGTCCGCTCCACCGACGTAGGAATCGAGATACATTCTCCATTTGGGTTGGTAAGTGGTGTAGGTAAGATTACCTGCGGTAACTTTGTTAATTTGTGTTATGAGTTGTTCGTTTGCGAGCATTGTTTATCCTTGTGTTGGTTCCACTTGATGTCTCCACCACTGTGGTTTCTTTTCCATTTGGTCTTGATCTCGTTTCAAAGGATGCAGATAGGCCACTGCATAACTCAAAGCATCAAACTGGTGGTCAAAACCTGAATCTTTGTCCGGAATTTGAGTGCCTTCTTTAAAACAATATTTATCTAATGATTCGATAGTGTATTTACATTTTTTAGATATAAACAGGTGTCTAACGCCGTCTGCTGAACAGAATCTGGCATTGATGGCATTGATTCTATCTCTCACAGCATCGTGCCTGCGTGGTGCCTTCACAGTGAATCCTGCGTTTTGCAATATGGTATGATCTGTGAGTCCATTGGCACTGGTTTTTCTGGCTGACCCGACGGATCTGGGTAAACTGTGATCTGACTTTTGGGATAACGTGATCTCAATTCGTCTGCCAATTCTTGTGTGTTGCTGTTGTGCATACTAATTTCGTCTATCACATATAACTTATTTTTTACTCGCACCATTATCACAGCACTGATGGGCGATACGTTAAAATCGCACCCCACATCCAATTGTATGGTATTATGTTCAGGCACATCGCACACATTTTTTTCTCTATCAAAACTCCAAGCACATCTGGCTGCTGCATCTTCCCAAGTGGCCAAAAACTCCTGTCTAAATTGACGCTCACTCATATCTGATTTGGCAGCATCTATTTCCGATTGTGTGACAAAGCCACCTTCCAGTGTGCTAAACTGATAGGCATCCCACAGTGCAGGCGACAATTTGGCCTGCTGCCATAAATCATAAGTCCAATTGTTTTTGCCCAATGGTGTGGTGATAAACAGTGCCCCGCCTTGTTGATCTGCCAGTGCTGGTCTGATCACTTCAGCAAACACATCTGGTGACACTTGTGCCGCTTCATCGATCACACAAAAACTTAGACTAACTCCTCTCAATTGTTGTGCATTTTCAGAACCTTTGAGACAAATTTCACTACCGTTTTTTAATCGTATACTCAGTTCTGACTCATTAATTTTTTCCACCCATCTAAGATCCAACAGTCTGTTTTTAAGTTGTTTCCAGCAGATCATTTTGGCAGCACGATAGGAACTGGTCACATACCAAATCAATTTGTTGGGCAACCTGGCTTGATAACAGATCTCTCTTATGCTCAAAAACGTTTTACCAAAGCGTCTTCCAGCACACACAATTTTAAATCGTTTTTTAGAATCAGCAATTACCTGTTGAAGATTACTTAATTTCATTTTTATTTTTATGTTTGGTCATCTGTTCAGTGAGCTTTTCCACTGCGTCCAATAGTTCTGTGAATTGTTTGTTCATGGCCTGATTCTGTGCATTCAGTCTGTTGTGATTTTCTGCCAACACCAACAGCATCTGCTTTTGTGCCAGCAGTTCTTCTGTGTGGCGATTCAATTGATCAAATGGATCCAGCATTCTGTTTCTTTGCCTCAGTTCTTGCTAGATTAATTTTGCTCATGTGTGTGCCGTGTTCCACCACTTCACAGTTCTTTAAACTCCAACCCAATTTGGGATTCTTTTGTGTGAGTCTGAGACTGCGAGGTCCACGCCCTCTTTTTTTCCACATTGAATCGGGCCATAGTATCTGCCATTGACGCCAACTTAAACTGTGTGGCTCCTGTCTGAATCGTGCCTGTGCTCGGTGTTTTAAAAATCCATAGTAAAGGTCGTGTTGAACGGGATCCTGAAATCTTCTTAGATGTATGCTGCGTCTAGTGCTGGTGGGTGTGCGGGCGTATTTGAATTTGTTTTCCATATGCTGTATTTATATGGAATTGTTTCAAAGGTGTTTAAAATGGGTTCTTTTCAGTCAGTTTTAATAAAATTTTTTAGAGGCAATGAACCAACTCTTCTTCAATGTAATATTCTGCCTGTTCAATAGAATTAAAATCCCAATCAATATCATTGAAGGGCACCTCATACCATTGTTCAATTGTAGTGGTATGTTTTGTGAAAGGATACCAATCAGAATCATAAGGACGGTTGCCCCAACATTTTAATATATCAAATCCTTGATGGTGTTTTTCAAAAATTTTTTGAATCATTTAACTTTTGATAATGTGTTTCTTCTTGTTGTCGCCCAGATCAATGATAAACCCATCGCACCATCCTTCTTGAATATAACGATACATTTCACTCATTGAATCCACAGTGACTTCATCTGTATTAGGATTTAATTCAACCTGAATTTTAAACTCTGCTGAATCAAATTTATCTTTGGTTTTAGTTTTCAATACGGCTTGTGCTTGATACATCGGTTCTCCAGGTTGTTGTTTATATATAATATACTATATTTAAGTAATTAAATCAACCTAAATAGAAATCCCAATCAATACTGGCACTGCTTAGTGGCACAACAAAATCACAATTGGTATTTGGCACACCACGAAACTTACCGTGTATTTTCATCTTGCCTTCTTTGGCACTTAATTGCAAGATGTGTTCGTTGCCTTTAATTGGCACAACACCACTGCCGTTCCACATATCCCCGCCCGTGCGCACATTTGATAATTTTAACATCTTGCATATTCGTGCCAATTGATCAGGACAGTTTATCGCATAATTACCGTGTTCTAATGGCAACTGATACCATCTATAAAAAACATATGATGATGTGATTCTTGTGACCAGTAATGGTGATCTACCACTGCCAGTTAGAATGTCACCAATTTTTACTTTGTCTAAATTTGTTTGTTTTGAATTTTTAACTATATTCATATGTTTTCCTACTGTTGTTATATTACTATATTAACACCACGCTACCAATAAATCAACCTTATTTGGTAAACAAATAAGTGTTCAATTTCAATCACTTATTTCTGTGCTGTTTTAACGACTTTCGAACATCAATTTTTAACACGCACGGGTCATTCAGATCGCCATACACCACAATCAATCTTTCTCCCCATGCAAAACTATGATGGTGATGATTGATATAATCTTTCAACTGAATACAGTTTTTCTTACGGTTTTTTGCCCTCATAGACTCCTGTAGACCCACGATGTTGCTGCATCGCTGTGCCTTACCTAACATTGAATTAGATTGCTATTCACCGAAATCGAACAGACCCATACCACCCTGTGATTTTTTGATTAATTGGTAATCGCTGTCACCGTCGAATATGATTTTACTATTGTTTTCGGACTGTATGGTCAAATTGGTCAGATGATAATCTTCTTTAACAATTTTAATTTCAATCACTGGTTTCCAACTCTCATAGTTTTTCATACTGGCATCTATGTTTAAAAACCCAATTCTGTTGTTTCTCTGATTCTTCAGGGTCAATCGGTGCAACAGAGAACCAGTGATCTGACTGGGCCTTTGCTGCCATTTGATAATGTTCCAATTGTCTCTGTCTACAAATTTGGTTGGCTTAACCATTGGGCCAATCTGCTATTTTTAAATAGGCATTGTTGTGTGTTAGATTCACACACTCCACCACATCTGTGTATGACACAGTTAATTCTATTTCACCGTGATCAGCACTTAATATTTTTAAATCATCTTTGTTGCGATACACAGTTAAATCTTTTTTTAATTTTTCGGTTAAACCTTTGATTACCACTCCTTTTTTTTCAATGAAATCGGTCAGTGGTTGTTGCCAGAATGTGAAGTTTTTATAACGTGGTCCCACATAGGTAATCACACATTCTAAATCTTCCAGATTTCTCAACACCACAGTCACATATCTACCACCATCCTTTTGACTGTGGTATGGACCTAATATTTTTTCTATAAAATGGTATTGTTTAGTGTTTGGTTTCATCCTGTTCCAATTTTGCTAAAAATTCTTTGAGTTTTCCAGAGTCTGTGACTGTGTGTTCCATCTGATTCATACGCTCGTGAATCATGTCTAAAATCTGTTCTGCCGCTTGATGTTTACCGCCCAATTCACTCATCACAATTTGCACTTCTGCTTGTAGATCTGCGGCTGAAAGGTTGTGTTGATGTAATATTTCGTCACACACTGCTTTCAATCGTGATTGTGTGGTGACTTTAAGTTTTGATTTCATTTGTTTCTCCTATTTTTTTTATATTACTAATATTATATATTAATTTACCACTGCTGTCAAATTACTTTTTTTACCAAAATCTAAACATATACGATCCTCTGTTTTGATCTCCTTTTCCACCCACGGCAACGGTGCAGAATCTCCTTGATTATGTGTGATCTGTTCGGTCTGTTCCAACATCTGTTTGCCCAACCAAATTAACATACTGGTATTGCCACCCAGTGCCACCTTGATTTGTGCTCTACGCAGTGCTTGCTTTGTTTCTTGACGGCCTTTTGCAATCAAATCACGAAAGTTGTATTTTAGTGTCTCTCTGGGCACATCAAACCATTCACTCATTTCTTCCAAACTACAACCCAATTTGGCCAATTTGAACACTTCGTCTGGTTGTATGATGCGACTGGTTTCACCTCTGCCTACCAAAACACCTTCCACAGTTTTAACAGCAGTTTTGGGATGTTTGCGTCTGTAATCGTTTTGTGGGATATCCCACAGCAATTGATCCACATCTTTGCCCACTTGACTGGCTGAAATGATTCTTTTGGCATTGATTTTTTGTTTTAACTTTAATCTGGCACGCTCCACCACATCATAGTGCTGCATCAATGTGGTGTGATCAATATCCAATGCCACACATATTTCATCATCCGTCAACAGACTGGTCACTGCAGACTCTATGCTCAATATCAGTTGTTTGATTTGTGTGTCTTCCATTATTTTCGATACTGTGGGTTTAATATGCAAGGTGCTGCGCAACGCCATCTGGTCTTGTGATGTATTCTGGTGTGTTGTGTTTGCAACATGGCCACCACCATACTGCTGGGCGCATACATGGTGCTGTAAAAACTTTTCACATAGGTGCCAAATTTCAAATACAATTCTGTCAATCCGCCCGGATTGCTCTGTGTTTGTTTTTGAATCAAACAGGTGTTAAAGATGGTGATAAATTTCTTGCCCTGATGATTCAAAACTGAATATGTGCTCACATCATCATTCAATCTGGCCACAAATTGGAAAGGTCTGTGTGTGCTCAAAAAGAAACTGTTCATCACTTTGCGTTTGGGTTTGGCACAACTGGCCCCACCACCACCAATGTAATCTCCGCCTTGTCCTAATGCGATACTGTCAAATGTGGTGTTTTTGTAATACTCCATATGATACCAAAACACGCTGTCCAAATCATTGATGCGTTTGCCACTCAACCAATTGTCCTGGTGGTCTCGTTTATAATAAAAATAAGTGTAATCATCATCCAATTGTATAAACCATTCTATGCCCAATTCAGCAGCAATCTCAAAATTGGCATTTCTTGCCAACAACGGCGTGTTCATTTCAGGATGATTGTCTCCCATATCTGTGGTTTTTCTCTGTGCGGCTTTGTTGAACACACACAACTGATCTCCAAATTTTTTTTTGTATGCTTCCAAATCTGGATCCTGATCATCCACAATCACTCTGATGGGTCCGGTGTATCCGCACTTGCGCAACACATCGTGGGTGTAAACTCTGTCTGCTCTGGCGTGACTCAGTATGAACACTGAAAAGTTTTCAGGCCACTGAATTTTGGTCTGGGTCTTGGGGGTCATATTGCTCCGCATACAGTTGTTTTAGATTTTCATTCAATTGCACATAACCCAATTCTATAGCACGATCCATGTCTATCACCACCAGTGCTGAATCTTCAATCAGGCGCTGCACTTCGGGTGATTGATGACAATAGTATTCAGCAATCTGTTCATAATCAAATCTATTGTGTCTTTGTGCTGCACAACGCAAAAATGCTTTGATGGGTTCTGGTGCTGTGCTGGCATCTATTTGCTGTATCAATCGTTCAGTGTGTGCAGTATCCACCAATTCACTCAGTTGTGGTTCCGCACCTTTGGGTGTGTAGATGGGTGTGTCTATTTTTTTGGTATATGGATTCACTGTGGTTCTATCCATCAATTCATCCACTTCTTGTGCAGTAAAACCGCTTAAATTTTCATTGCCGTCTGCCACAATGCGTGATAATTCTTCAAACAACACTTCGTCGTCCCACTCACTGATATCGTTCAGTTTGTTGTCTGCCACTCTGTATGCACGAGCTTGTGCTTCTGTCAATTCGGCCACTATCACAGGCACTTGTGTGAGATTCAAACTGTGTGCTGCTTTCAATCTGGTGTGTCCCACTATGACCACACCTTGTGAATCTACCACTATGGGCTGTTGAAATCCAAATGATTCTATGCTGCGTGCCACTGCGGTGACTGCCAGATCATTGCGTCTAGGGTTTTTTGCGTAAGGTTTGATTGAATTGATATCTCTAAGAGACACATTAGTATTGTTAATATCTTGCACCATAAATTTTTACCAGCTTTACGTGAGCTGTGCCTCTGTTGATTGAGTATGATTATTTATCAGAATCGGTGTCACCTCACAGCTAGGAACAGGATATGGCTGAGTCGGGAAGACTAAGATGCCTGGATGGGGTTTGCACCCATCAACTGTGAGGTGACTGAATATTTATAAAGCATCACGGGTTCAGTGACCAAATGTGATTATTCTGTGTGATTGATTGAATACGAACTGAAGTTCGTATTACTCACTTCTTTACAAGAAGTTCGTATTTAAATTTCTTTTGAATGATTAAACACTTGTGCTTCTGCCACGGAGAACTTTTAGCATATAATACCAAACAGTTCTCTCAGAGACTCACGACATCAATCTATTATGGTATAGGGTTTGCATATCATACCAACCTGTGAAGGAAGACCACTTCCATTCACACACAGTCAGGTGAGTTGACACTACCAGTGTGTGAACCAGAACGCCCAAAGTTTCCAAAGGCATTCTGCTTAACTGCTCATTTGTTTTGACAGTCAGACGCCTAACTGTGTGGCCATATACAACCATTGGCTGATCAATTCAGAGGGTGATCTAAA